GTATACTGCAAATTACCGAACAGAGACGTCAAGCGATGGATGTAAAGTTAGATTGGTACATGCAGCTCCACTTGCTAATCAGATTTTAGAGGCAAGATTTGCTATACCTTTACAGGAATATCTAAAGTCTGACGATGCAGTGAGTGACGTATCGAAAGGTGCATTATTCAGTTACTTACCAAGCTTACTACTATACAACCGTATTAGAGATTTAGCTGATTTGGCAGTAAGCGAGGGCGTACAATGCTTATCATTGGATTACTCCTCCTTTGATAGCCATGTTTGCGCCGAGTTAATACGTCTTGGCTTCATTGTGCTGTTTGGGCACGATGATGAATGGGAGCCGGAGTTGGAGCACATTGTTGCCAACTTTACAGACAAGATGCTGATGACACCATGGGGGACCTTCCAGTTTAGTGGTGGGGTACCATCTGGGTCGGTGTTTACGAATCTCGTTGATACAGCCGTCAACGCACTCGTAGCTGAGTTCATTGCACGTGACCGCGAAATTGCGATGCGGTGTAACGGCGATGACGCTGCTGTCGTTATTATACCAGAGATAACTTTAGATCAAGTGGAGGCACGCGCTGCGGATGTCCACATGATAGTGAATAAATCAAAGCAGGCAAGTTCACCAACGTCCTTTACCTTTAACAAGGCTTACTTTGGGCCAGAGTATGCTGGCCCAGTACCAAGTGAGAATCGCGTCATAAACAGTATGCGCTACTACGATAGCCAACTTAAGGGTATCGGCGTTACATTAGACATGGAGATATACCGCAGTCTACAATTGGTCCAAAGCCTAGAATATCACCCATTCCGAGATGCAATAGTATCAGAATTTAGTGACATTATTGCACCGGACGGTTATGGAGTGCTAGACTTTGTATACAGGCTACCACGTGCTGATATGCAGTGGGGGGGCCTGGATATGCCTTATAGAGCGCAATACGCTAGTGATCTACTGTCATCCTGGGAAGCGGGATTGGTACATAATGCTTAAAGTAGCTGTAGATGCCGCCAGAGATCAACGTTATCAGTCACTTCCAGCGGCCCTTAGGGAAAGGGTGCAGTACTACGCTGATCATCCGGAATATCTGGAGACGGCAAGTGGAATTAGGTTTTTAACTAGGTTATCTGAGGAGTACCCAGATTCCTTTAACGACCTAATGTCAGTGCTGGAAAAGTATAGAGGTGTGGACAATGGATGACGCTGCGCGCAAACGATTGGAACGCATGTTTGGCCCAATTGACTGGATGAGGTACGCTATTAGGCGCACCGAACCACAGTCAAAGGAGGGGCCAGTAGATGCAATGGAAGTCGTTGAACGCAGGAGGCAGCTTGCAT